TTAGGTAAAGAACTATTAGTTCAAGAATTTATATTTAATTCTTTCCTATGGTTAACTTTAGGATGTTTCGGAATTGCGTCAATTGATAAATTTGTAAACAAAAAAGCTGGAGATAAAGAAGAGCCAGTAGAGGAGATATTATAATGGCAAAGAAGTCACCTAAACCAAGACCAATGAAGTCTATAAAAAATGGACTTAAAGATCGTAAATTAATTGAAGAAAATATAAGGGTTATAAAAAGTATAGAAAACTATTTAAAAAATCAATAATGAAAAACGTAGTATCAAAACTTATTCCTTTAGTATTTAAGTTAAAAGGTAAAAAGAAGAGCGTAATTATCTTATCAGTAGTAGCTATAGCGGCTGTAATATTTGCAGTTGAAAAAGGTTATATCAGTGAAGATGTAGTAAAGTTTGATGTTATTATAGATCAAATCTCCGCAGCATTTCCTGACAGTGCAGAAACTGTTAATACAGTAGATTCGGTTGTGAATGTTGTTGATACAATCGCTAATCACTAAACCCTAATTAAAATGCCAGTTAAACCTCCTATTTCATTTAAAGAATTCTCTAAAGATCCAGTTAAAGGATTGTTATTCATTGTATTAGTTGCAATCGGATATCTTTATATAGATATTAAAATGTCAAATAATGCTATTGTAGCTAAACAAGATGCTAAAATAGTAGTATTAGAAACTAAAGTAGATTTACTTTCAAACCAACTTCGTAAATCTGATAGCGCATTAGCAGCTGCGGTTTCTAAAATTACACTATTGCAAGAATTAGGAAAAATAAAATAACATGAAAAAATTATTGTTGCTACCACTCCTATTCTTATTAGGTTGCGCAAATGGAGAGGTTTATAATTTAGAAGCAGAAACTATAGAAGTAGATACGGTACTTGAAAATAGTCAGAAACATTTGGATACTGCTACATTAGTTTACCATCAATCAGATTCAATTGCTAAAGATCAAGTAGTTAAAATAGTTAAAGAAATAAGCTATTTAAATACTGAGGTTGAAAAATACAAAGAAGTATTAAGTAAGCAAACAATTGCAACTGAAAAAATAGTTTACAAAATAGACACCGTTTATATTGAAACTAAAAAGAATTTCTGGGGTAAAGAGAAAACAAATACCACAATCAAATCTGATAGTGTAATTACTGAAAAAGTAGATACAACTCAGAATCAATTAAAATAAAACTATGTTTTCTTCTGGTGGGTATATAATGGTACTTGGAATAGTTATGGCCTTAGGATTCATAATGGGATCTGTTTATTTCGTGTATAAATTATTTGCCCAAGGAACCCAAGAAATATTAGTTAGATTTATATTAATGGTATTTACAGCACTAGTTGCTTTATTTATTGTTGATAAAACTATAGCTTGGAAAATCAATTTAATATCCCCAGAGCAAAATGAAGAGTTGTTCGATCTAATTAAAACACTAGTATTAATGATCTTTAGTTATTACTTTGGAACTAAAGAAAAGAATAAAGACGGCAAATAAAAAAAGTGGTTCACTCTAAAGATTAATTGTATCCAATAAACAAATCTATCTTATATTTGTATTGAAACAAATCAAAATAAGAAAATGAAAAAGATGGTTATCGCTATGGCAGCACTAGTTATGCTTGCCTCTTGTGGTGGTTCTGGTGAGACTCCTGCCACTGATTCACTTGTAGCTCCAGTTGATTCTGCAAATGTAGTAACTGATTCAGTTCAATTAAACGATGCAGTTAGTGGTTCAGAATCAACAAGCAAAATTACGACAGATAATAAAGACAACGAGTCTTTAGAAGAAGTTAAGCTTCCTTAATCTGTAGAGGGTTGTCGAGGGAAACGCTCGGAAAGACTACCGTTGAAACGTCTTTTTCTATAAAATCAAATACTTATTATATGAAAGTTCTTTGTATAAATGGATATGAAGGTGTACTCACTGAAGGTGAAGTTTATACCGTAGCTCAAGTAACTGTTAGTAACAACTTTCTATTAGAAGAAGTAAGTGTTCCAGAAGGATATACATCTTTTAATTCTAATAGATTTGTTCCTCTTATTACTAGCGATGAGACTATCTATGATGAACAATCTGTAGTAGATTATACTACATAGATCTTTAACATATGGGCCTAAAAGGTATCGATCCGGATACAGAGGTAATACTACATGCAGGCATTTGAGTATACTGCCTTAGAAGATACTAAACAATAAACGCTGAAGAATTATCTTCATTCACCTTCGAAGATGCTATGGCATTCGTTGGTGCTGACTACGCAGTAGCTGCCTAGTCAAACACGGGCCGGTGCACATACGCCTAGGAACAGAAGTGCCTACAAAGGAGTACTCACAATCGACTCCTTAAATAAGGACTGTGGTTATATAGGATCGCTGGGGCTACGGATTCCGTCCTCTCACGCTTAAACAACTAATGAAGGTGTCCTGTATTTGTTTTCTTGATAGTCATAAAATCAAGTGGTGGAAACGACCATAAAGGTCAGCCCTACTGATCAGACTTGTTCAGATCTAAGCATGTGAGACGTTAGTATTATTGTCTTTTTCGGAGACGCTAGTTCGAGTCTAGCTAGGTCCACCAAAAGTACTTAGCACAGTTCTCCTGGTTCACTGTCCCAGGCTAAGTCATTTATCAAACTGTGGCCGAATAAGTGGTTGAGAGCTGCTAAGGCACTGGTAGATAGCTGAAAAGCTATTGAGCTGGGTATCACAGACGGATGAGTTAAAACCACCATCACTGAAGGTAGAATGCGCAACCTGAAAGTGCTCTGGATACGCTGAAGATAATTCGGACGATCTCCGCAGGCGTTGCTGGTAGCCAATCCAGCTAGTCATAACACTTAGACTGATCATCTTTGTGGACTATGGGTGAAAAGGGGTCCGTCCAGGGATTATGGGTAATCGTTACTCCCATCATGTTTTTAAAGGGAGGCCAGAAATGGCTTCCCTTTTTTTATAACTTATTGATAATCAACTAATTATGCATAAGTGATTGAAAATCAATCAGTTAGGTCTGGACTAAAGATTCTTTAATCAGAGGCTAAATCAGCTGAAAATCATTCAAAAAAGACCTATTTTTGCTAAAGAAGGCAAAAAGTTTCAAAAATAGTTGAAAAAATGTGCTTTATATCAAATATTAGTCTTATATTTACAATGTAACAAATGAGTGAGAATATGGCTAAGATGGACTGGAAGAAAATGGGCTTTAAGACAGAAGAGGAGTATATTAAATTCCTGGATGCAAAAGCCAAGGAATTGATAGATAAGATTAAAAAAGATCCTAAATTGCTCAATGTATTTAAGCGATTAAAAGATAAATAAAAAATAGTCAGGTGACGAAATTGGTCGCCAGTCAATAATAAGGGTCAGTGCTTAGCTCCCGAAAATGATACAGGTTCGAATCCTGTCCTGACTACCTAGCCTTTGTTTGGGGCAAGCGTCCGTACACGTTGCGGACAAGTCAATACTAAACATACACTGATGGAAAGACATCTGAGTCAGGAAAAGTTGGCATCGGAATGAACAGTTGCAAATGTTTCACCGAGTGAAGGTTCGAATCCTTCTCTGACTACAAAAAAATATTTTTTTATTTCAAATAAATGACGTATATTTGTATTCTACCAACAATATTAGATAAACACATATATTTATAAACGATGAAACTAACGATACATACAAAACATTGGCAACTCAATCAAGAGAAGGGCTATTGCTTTACGTCGATTAATGACGTGCAAGCGCCTAGTACCGTGCCAGGGCTGTATCGAACTTCATAACAGTAAGATACTAAAGTAAAAAATACTTAAGCCCTGGTTCAAAAGACCGGGGTTTTTTAATTATGGTGATCAAGCTAACTTGGTAGAAGCGCGAGACTGAAAATCTCGAGGACTCAGGTCGGAACTGAGGTTCACCACCAAAACAAAATGGAAATGAAACGAAAACGTAACTAGTCCCTCTGAAGCAAGAGGGAACATCAAACACTCCCTCGTAGCTCAATTGGCTAGAGTACGTGGCTTTTAACCATGGGGTTGTGAGTTCGATCCTCACCGGGGGAACACAAGGATCTTTGACATATAGGACAAATAAACATGGGTGTGGTGAAATGGTATCATGCCGGTCTCCAAAACCGTTGTTGGGAGTTCGAATCTCTCCATCCGTGCAATATGCCTCCTTAAGCTAACAGGAAAACTGCCTGTCTTGTAAACAGGATTTATCGGGTCGGTTCCGATAGGAGGCTCAGATGCTCTTGTAGTTCAATGGATCAGAACTCTTGACTACGGATCAAGGAATAGTGGTTCGAATCCACTCGAGAGTACGAATGGTTAGTTAGGTCTAGGAGGCCAACAGGTCTGCAAAACTTGTGGAGTTGGTTCGATACCAACACTAACCTCGAAATATAGAGTAGTTGGCTAATGGCTGAAGCCACTTCATTTGGGATGAAGAAGATGCAGGTTCGAGTCCTGTCTACTCTACTATAGCTATGGTAGTATGCGGCTTTGAGTGAAAAAGTAGAGATGGACCTGCAAGTTCATGTGATCGAAAAAGTAACAACGAGGAGCAATAACCTACTCACCACTTGCAGGTGGTGTAAATTGGGCTGTTGGTATAGTTGGCTAACACAATAGCTTTGCAAGCTATAGTCTCCGGTTCGAAGCCGGAACGGTCCACAAAATAGAAGATTAGCTCAGCGGCAGAGCACCACCCTTACATGGTGGGGGTCGAGATATCGTAATTCTCATCTTCTACAACACTGCCACTTGGTGTAACGGTAGCACAACAGATTTTGGTTCTGTTTGTATTGGTTCGAATCCAATAGTGGCATCAATAAGGAGAGTCCTAAAGGAGTAGTTAGCTGTCTTGAAAACAGTGAAGGTGTAACAGCCGTGGGGGTTCGAGTCCGCCACTCTCCGCCTTATATGGTGACTGTGGTGTAATGGTTAGCACGATTGATTGTGGTTCAATTAGTCAGGGTTCGAGTCCCGCTGTCACACTTTTGGAGAGTAAGCAGGAGGTCCTGTAGGTAGTTTGCTAAACTACTGGCTGTAAAAGGTCGAGTTTCGATTACTCTGCTCTCCGCAGAATGCTTATTTAGCTCAATTGGTTAGAGCATCCGTCTGATACGCGGAAGGTTGGAAGTTCGAGTCATCCAATAAGCACAATTGCTTTCGTAGCTCAGAGGCAGAGCACATGACTGTTAATCATGGGGTCGTGATATCGTAATTCACCGAAAGCGCAAAGATTAAAGAATTGATGCGACGGCATCATAGACGTAGAAGCGGAGGGATGAACTTACACATAGGCCCTCAACGTGTGTAAACCTTTAATCTTTAACTGGGAGTAAGGTGGATATAGGCTTTAGCCACCACGGTCTGTAAAACCGCAGCCTGTCAGAGGGGTAGGTTCGATTCCTACTGCTCCCACAACATGCCCTGTTCGGCAAGGGGTCTAAGCCGTTACCCTTTCACGGTAAAGTCACGGGTTCGAATCCCGTACAGGGTACAATTGGTTCGTTAGGTAAAGGGCTATACTGCAGGCTTGTCACGCCTGTGTTACGAGTTCGAGTCTCGTACGAACCGCAAAAAACTACCTATTGATACAACCAGCGCAATGACGTGGATGGTGATCATGAGGTGAATAGGTAGTTAAACTGGATCCTTAGCTTAATGGTTGAAGCAATTCGCTCATAACGAAGAGATTATAGGTTCGAGTCCTATAGGATCCACTTAAATTGTGGGGTGGACTGGAGATGGTTCCAGCTTGGTCTCATAAGCCAAATGACGTGGGTTCGAATCCCTCCCCCGCAACTATAAGCAGGTATAGCACAACGGTTAGTGCTCTAGTCTTCCAAACTTGAGATGTCAGTTCGATTCTGACTACCTGCTCACGGTCCTATAGTTAAATGGATATAACATTTCTCTTCTAAAGAAAGGTTGTAAGTTCGATTCTTGCTAGGACTACGAATGCCCCCTTGGTGGAATTGGCAGACACGTCAGATTTAGGATCTGATGCCTTAAGGTTTGAGAGTTCGAGTCTCTCAGGGGGTACAAAAATATTTATAAACAAAGGAATATGAAAAGAGAGTTTAAGACGCTCTCAAATAAAAAGAGCGTAGATCTTATTGGCTATGTTAAAGATTATATCAGTCTACATCCTAATGTAGAACTATTAATCGGTTGTGACTCTCAGAATAGAAAGAGAGAAACAATCTATGCTATAGTTATAGGAATGTATAGACCTGGTAAAGGTGCTCACGTATTATATTCTAAGTTTTCTACTTTAAGAGAAAAAGAAAATACAGTGAGACTACTTAATGAAGTATGGTACTCAGTAGAAGTAGCAGAAGCTATTAAAAATGAAATAGGTCTTATTGCTACGTGGATTGATATAGATTTGAATCCAGATCCTAAATATAGATCTAATCAAGCTTTAACTTCAGCGGTTGGTATTGTAACAGGAATGGGTTATAATGTAAGACATAAAGGACTATCTCCTGTTATGACTTATGCTGCAGACTCATTATGCAAGAAATAAAAAAGCCGGTATTAACCGGCTATTTTTCTTTTAAATAAAGTGTTGTTAATTATACAGCTTTTTTCTTCTCTACAATAGACCATGCAGCACCAAATAAAGTCATAACACCACCAAGAATTTCTTGGAATAGGCTCTCATCAATCAAACCTTTTGCAACAACGATACCGCCGACAAAAGTAAGGGCGTGTCTGATAAGACCTAACAATTCATTTTTTTTCATTTCTAATGATTTAAGTTAAAAATATGTACCTTGTGGTACAAGAATAAATATCTTTCTAAACCAATAAAATCAATCACTCTAAAGATCGATTGTATTAATATCAAAATACGTTCTTATATTTGAATAAATAAAATGTTATGATACTAACTATTTACATTATCAGCATAATTTACTGTATATATAAAATGTATACGAGTTACGCAAAAAGAAACGAAGATCCTCTATATGCATCTCCTGCATTAGAAACATTAGCCATATTAGTAATGGCACCAGTATTGATGGCAGTTGATGTTAGCTTTACTTGGGTAAGAAAGTATAAAGAGTATAAACAAGAAAAAGAAGATAGTATATTTTAATCAATGTCGAGTGGTGAAAGGATATATCCACGGCATACACACCCACTCGTCTCGTGGGCGCTGAAAAACAAGATAGGTATTTAGATATGGGTTGACCACAAAGCCGGCTATTTTGTCTAATACTGAATTGCAGCATGGAGGTTCGACTCCTCCCTCGACAGCTTTTTAATTAATAAAATAATAGTTATGCAAAACAACCCAATCGACAAATGCGTTTTGTGTGGTAAAGATACACCATACAGATTTAATGATCACATTGATACCAGAATCGGATACGTTGAAGGTGCTGGTCAAGGATGTTATCAACCCCACATGTGTAGTCAAGAACGTAGTAGAAGACTAATTACTGTTAGTGAAGAATTAGTTTACTCAACACCTAATGATCAAGAGCTAGGTGAGAAAGTTAGAGAGATTTATTGGAGTAGTAAAAAAATCTAAACTATGGTAACTATTATTTTACTATTGATAGTAGCTTCAGTATTGTGGATTGCTTATGAAGCATGGAGAGCTCCATTATATGATGATAATAATAAAATAGTTCAACCAGCAAAAAAACTTAGAGATCTATTTAAAAAGAAATAATATGCAAGAACAAAGAATGAAAGTCAACATAGACTTAAAAAAGACTACATCAGTAGTATGCGAAGAGTGTTCTAATACAACATTTCAAGAAGCTCTTATGCTTCGTAAGGTTAGTAAGTTTTTGACAGGTGAAATGCAGGATGGAGTTATTCCTATTGCAACATTTGTATGTACTAAATGTGGACACGTTAACAAAGACTTTTACCCTAAAGAATTAGTAAATGAGCAACAATAAAGATATATACGGAACAATCACAACATATAATGATTCTAATAGTAGAATAGTACGTAAAGCTGATTCTATAGTTGATTCTATTGTAGATAAATTTTTAGATAGATCTAGAGTAGGCAAAGAAAAATATGGCACTGATCTAGATAGAGAAGATTATTCACTATCAGAATGGTTAACACATCTACAAGAAGAACTTATGGATGCAGTTAATTATATTGAAAGAATCAAAAGAATTGTAGACGGTAAAAAGAAATAATATATATTTTATTTATGGTACAGCATATTTATTATAAAATAAACTATGCAAATATATAAAACTACAAATTTAGTAGATGGAAAAATATATATAGGTAAACATGTAAAAAATAATCCTACATACTTAGGATCTGGTATTAGATTAAAATACGCAATCAAAAAATATGGTG